GCCTAAGTTGGTGATGCCCTCGGCCACGCCTTGGCGAGATCCACCAAATGCGCGGGCCTGCGTGGCGCGTTCACCAGTCTGCTGAATGGCAGCGCGGCGTGCGGTTTCCAAGTCGGCCAAAGCGTTGGCACGCACTTGGGATGTGTACGGGTTCATGTAGCTGGCAATGCTGCCGGGGCCAGTCATGCCAAGGTTGGCTTGCGCCGCAGTCTGCATCGCAGGCTGGTACACGCCACCGTATGCCGCCATCTGGGCTGCAAGGTCAGTGCCGCTGATACCAGGGCCAGCCAAGGCAGTGTTGACCAAAGCCTCCTCGCCCGCCTGGTACATGGGGTTAAAGCCTGCAAACTGCTGCACAGGCAGCGCACTGGCCACCCCTTGAGCGTTTTGGAAGTTTGCTAAAAATGCTTGTTTGATGTCTGGGTCCACCGCATTGGTGGTGACATCTGGTGCGCCGCCTTTTGACATTTTGTGCCCCTTACTTCAACAGAGATTTCATTTTGGCCGCAGGCACTTTGCCTTCGTTGACCATATCCAGCAAGCCTTTGCCGTATTTGTTGACGGCATCTTTCTTGACAATGTACTCGCCCTTTTGGACAAACATCGTGCCGTCATCAGGTGTCGGTGGTTTTGGACCCATGACCTTGGTGATCAGGCCGCCCTTGTATGCGCCGTACTCAGCCGCTTGCTGCGCGGCAATAGCTTCACCACGCGCAGCCGCCTCATCCGCTGCACGCTGTGCAACAAAGTTGGACAGCAGGTTTTGGTCATAAATGCTTGGGTCATAACCACCCATAAAGCGTCCACCCACAATATCAGCGTATGGGTTGCCAACTGGTTGCAGTTGGGGGCGAATCTGGCTGTAAGGCGACGCTCCACCAGCGGTCACGTTGGGGTTGTATTGAGCGCCAATCGGGATCGAGACGTAATTGTTGAAGTTCTCGGCAAATGTTGCTGGCGTACGCGACCCTGCTGGTGGTGGCGTGTATGTGCCCATGTTGGATGGCACGCCAGCGTTGGCAAATGGAAATGCCGCATTAACTCTATTGGTGACAGTACCAACTGGCACGCCAGTAATCTGAGAAATTTGCTCATTGGATATTCCAAGCCGCGCCCTCTCGGCTGCAATGTCTGCATCGGTCAGACCAGGGGTGCGCAAAAACTCTGTGAAGAATCTGTTTTGGGCTTCAGCAAGAGAAAGTCCAGTGATATTCGCCACCTGTTGCGGCAAAAATCCAACCCTGTTGGCCTCGGCAAGAATTTGCGCATCGGTCAGGCCAGGCGTCTGCAAAAAGTTAAAGAAGCCCATTTCGGCGGGCGTGTAGTTGGCAGTTTGCACGCGAGTATTGATTTGACCAACTGGCACACCAGTGACATTGCTGATCTGCTGCGCTGTTGCACCCAAGCGTTTAGCCTCGGCAGCAATCTGCGCATCGGTCAAATTGGGCTGCTGCAAAAAGTTGTATAGCTGCGTTTCAATTGCAGTGCCAAATGTCGGCCTGGTGCTAGTCGCAGCACCACCGCCACCTGCGGCAACAGTGCTGCCAGAGCCTGTGCCTGTGGCTGGGTTATAGAACGCCAAATTCTCAGCCACCAAGTCAGGACGTCCAGCCACTGCTGCCTCATAGGCTTGGCTGGCTGCGGCAATGGATGGGTCATTGCGGGTCAGCAGTGACTGCGCCCGAGCGATCTGGTCGGCAGGAAGCTGGAACACCTGGGCGGCTTGCTGCAAGCCAGCGCCACTCAAAGCATTGTTCTGGATGTATGACGCAACTTGCGCATCTGTGAATCTGGTAGCCATTGCCTTCTCCTAAAGTTCCTTCGCCAGTACAGTCCACTGCGGGCTGTACCCCTCATCCTTCAAAAATGTCTTGGCCCAGCCCCTTCGGCCTGCCAATGACACCCTGGTGCAACCAATCGATTTGCCCCAGGATTCGATCATCGGTCGCATCCGTGAGAGTTCATCTAGGTCGCCACCAGCCAAGAAGTAATGCAAATTCTTGAGCCTTGGATAGACAATGATCTCTGTCAGCACAATCGATTGACTCGCTGGCCAAACCTGTAATTGGTTTCTGCCCACCATCTCCACAATATCGTCGAAATGGTGTGTGCCGCCAGAGTATTCTAATGCCGCCTCCACATGGTGGCGCAGTCTCTCCAAATGCTCCCCGTCGCTCATCGCTTGCCCGAGGCCACCGCATCCAGGCGCATGACACCCACGCGCCAGTCAGCCAATGTGTTGCCCGTCACCTTCATGTTGACTTGGCGGCCAGAAAATCGCACGCTGGTGGGGTTGGCTGCCGAATACGGGCCAAATGAGTATTCCGTGCCAGTGGGGTACATCTTGGCCGTGAATGAAACCACAGCCTCGCCCAGCGTCTGCTCATCAGGAATCACCTCCCGCACGCTCATGATGTTGTCGCCATTGCCAAGCTGCACAGGACCAGACTCGGCAAAGACCGACGCGCCGTCATAAGCAAAGCCAACTTCGTGTTCATAGATGTAACTGTCACTGGACACCATCAGCGGAAACGCAAACACACCTGCATCAACGCCAGCCGTGCGGGCAAGCGTGCCAATGTTCCAGTGATTCTCGCGGTAGTTGAAGGTGACGTAACTGTCGTTTTCGGTAGAGCCGCTGCTGGGGTAGAACCACCAGATTTCGCCAAACTTACTGTTATGGACAGCATAAACCTTGGACGCTTGGGCCATGTTGATGTTGTCATAGACGTAATCCGACACATCGCTTGGCAGCGGCTTGACGTAGCCGTCATAAATCCAGAATCCCGACTTGCTCATCCAGATGGCGGCAGTGTCAATGGCAGCCACGGCCTGGGCCGAAATCAGGCCGCAGCCCGAGCCAGCCTTCTCAAAGCCGTAAACAAATGGCGCACCCACGTACTGCGCTGTGTGGACGTCAACGTCAGTGAACAGTAAGTTGACACCCTTGACGCGCTTGCCAGCGATCAGGGAGCCGGGCGTGGCCAGGTCATAGTCGCCCGCCAAGTTGTCTGTGCCGGGTGTCCAGACCGTGTTGTTTTCTTGGTCGCACCAGGCCACCTTACGTGGGTTGCCACCCGCGCCCAGCGCAAAGATGATGCGCTCTTGCGTGACCAGCACGGCCTCGTTGTTGGTAGGCGCGTTGGCAATGGCCGCCGCGATGGTGGGGGTGGAAAAGCCCAATTGCCACTCGTACAGCTTGCCATCGTGGTTGGAACACGCCACCAGATACTCGCCCCAAGTGTCCATGCTCCATGTCGTGGCAGGGATGGGCTGGCCCGTATCAGGCCGCGCCACGCCATACGCAGATGTGCCGTATGAGCCATAACCATACCCGGTCGTGGCTGTGGAGTTGGCATAGCCGACAGAAAAGCCTGTTGGCGTGATGTCCTTGAGCGTGCCAGCCTCGTTC